CAGCCATTATGGGTGCGGTGACATTCTTAGTCATGGAACCGCCAGCCTTTGAAACCTTCCCGCCAACCGACTGCATCTTACCCTGGACACCATCTAAACCTTTTTGAAATTCGTCGGTCTTCGCTCCTATGCTAACAAAAAGCCTACCTATTTCTGACAAATTATTTCACCTTCCTGCCTAACTGCCCCGTGATTAACTTAGCTTTCGTGAGCAGTCCTTCCGGTGTTTGCTCTCTTGACCGCCCCTTTTCGCCTAAAATTTCTTCGGGTGTATAGGGGTTCTTGCGCTTCTTCGGGTCACGGTTGACATTAAAAATGGCAGACACCACCATCGCTGCGCGGTAATTCTGCCTCCGTTCGGATTCGTTTAATTTGTTTAGCAGTGCGCCGTATTCGGGGATGGTAAGCCGCCAAGCATCTTCCGGTGTTAAACCGAAGTCATGCACAGCGGTCGACCATAAGTCTATTATTTCTGGCGGCTCACCTTCGGGGGGTTTCCCGACTTTTTTTCATCCCCGGTTAACTTTTCAATCTCCGACTGCATCGACATTATCTCGTCAATAGTCATGGTGTCTATATCTTCCATTGTGATATCAGACCCGCCCCTGGTGGCAAACGCGAAAATCATTGCTCCCAGCATATCGGGGTCCATTTCAGTTTTACCGATAGACAGGAAGTTTTTACCCGTCAGCTCCTGAAACTTCTTCATCGCGCCTAAGTCTAAGCGCAGTTTTACGTCTTTACCGTTAATTTGCATAGTTACCCCTCCTCTTTACTCTTAGGTAGTGCTTAGTGTCGGCGCACCGGTTACTTTTACGGTTGCGGAAAAACTGGCCTTATCATCGTAAGGCGCATCTGTTTCTACACCGGTAACATAACCGTCGAATTTCCAACTCAAGCCGTCCGTGGTAGGAAACAGTATCTCAAAGCTCTGTTTCGCACGGTCATTAAATGCATCGACCATATCTTCCGCGCCGCCACCACTCATCAGGTTGCCTTCAAGGCTAATTTCGCCAGCATCCAAAAATGACGTAACGTATTCCCTGTATGCTCCTGTAGAGTCATGTGATGTAACGTCAATATCTTCCGCGCTCATTGTCGGGCCGGATATACCAGTTAAATCACCAATCAGGTCGGTGGATGTTGACTTTGAAGTCGTCGCGTCCCACATAAAAACCTTTGTTCCAAACGCACTAAAACCTGCCATTCTCAATCACTCCTTTTAAAATGTATGCCAAACAAAGAAATCCAACGCTACATGATGCACGTTGTCGTTTAACATGTCTGATTCACCTGCTAAAAATACTGCCTGAACATCGTTTGTTGACGACGGCCAGGCTTCCATCTCACTAATTACACTGTTTGCTAACACCTTCGCCTCTTGGTAGTTATCGCCGAAGCACGAACACTGCATCCGCGTTTCCGACAGACTATGCCCGCCGTGAGTGTATTGCCTGCCCGGTGATATTTTAGTTACTACACCATAGGGCATGGTCGCGTCCTGCGTTGCTACGCCTAAATAAAATTCGCCATCTATTGATGTAGATGACGACAGGTAATTCCTCATTTCAGGCTCGACCAATCCGGGCATTATTTACCACCGTCCTCTGCGGCCCTGCCGATGACATCGCCGATCATCTTTTCTATCCTGGCTTTATTATTATCAAGTGCCGGGCGTAAATAAGGTTGAGCGGCCATGTTCTTTGTTCCCCGCTCCACGTATTCAGCATAATCAACATTCGTCCCAACCTGTGCTTCATCATCGCTGACCACTTTATGAGTAATAGAACCCCTCAGATTGCCAGTGTCTACAGGTGCACGTAGAACAGCATCGCCCTCTACAATCAAAGAAGCGGCCTCTAAGCCGCCCCGTTTTGCGTTCTTAACACTTGATATAACTTTATCCCCATACCATTCCATATTTTTCATAGCTTCCTCATCTCCACCTGCAAGAACCTGCCCATGTCCATCGGGTCCTGAACGAATGTAACCTCGTATTCATCGGAACCTTTCCGCAACTGGTCCCCTGCCGATATACTCTCATCAGGCGAACAGTAAAACTTTGCATCGGTTACAATGTTACGGGCTTCATCCCTGACCACGCGGTCACCTGACAGCGGACGGAATCTGCCATCAATAGCAGAGCCGGTTGACCAGTCCTCGACCGGATTCCCCCAACTATCTTCAGTAGACTTCCATGTGTGATGTGTCCATCCTGACTCAAACCAGTGTTTTATCACGATAAACTCACATACCTTTTTATACCGCCCACGATGTCATTCGGATAATCGGCAGATGTAACACCCCGGTCATAAGTGACAGAGTAATCACCGAGCGATTCGCTTTGTTTTCCCATCGCATCCTTAGTCGCCATGTGATAGTTAATCATCTTAATAGCGGTAAATTCTGCGCTATCCGGGTAATATGTAGCCATCGCCGTCACCGTTGCATCCGCGCCTGTAGTGCCACCATCAAAATCAAGGACAACCCCTGTTCCAATAAATAGCACATCGTCACCATCAGCAATAATGCTTTTACGATTAAAATAGCTTGCTATCCTCTGAGCAATCAGCATGGTGCTGTCGCCATCCCGGACTGCTATATCGTATTCGAAGTCGTTAGTAGCATCGCTGACAGTAATGGTAATATCACCGTCTGAGGTAGCCGCATCAGTAATGGTTAATTTGGCACAGGTGTCGAAGGGTTTATTTCTGATGGCCTCGTAGTCACTTTCCACTACCGGGATAAGTGCCTCTATCATGGCATCCTGACCCGTATCAGTTATACCCAAGATTGTTCTTACTTTGCATAATGTTGTTATCGCCATATTATCCCTCCGTAAACCATGTGGGATTAATTGATGTTCTACCTGTCTTGTCTTCGCCGCCGCGTGTTCCCTTTGCTTCCCATGCGTAAGCAGTTTCTTCTACAGTGTATTCGGCGTAATACGTCCCGGTAGTTGAATGGGTCATGGTTGACGTTGCTAAAACGCTCTTATTACAGTCGTAAACTGTCAAAGTTGGAGCCGCGTCTAAGTCTTCCGGGTTACCGTCTACATCTTTAAAAACACTAGTCAGTCTTACCGTATTATCTATTGTCGGCAATACCACCACCTCCATGCTTATTCCATACTCATTCATTGTTAATATTACGCTGTATTCTTCTGATGCTGAGTCAACTTTATAATCACTGGCAGTTAATTCCGTGCCGTATTCTTGCGTCGATAACGTAACCCCGTATTCATGTTCACTTAAAGTGACAGACAGGACTTTATATACCAACCCTGAGAATATAACAGGAGCGATTGCATCGACTGTCGCTTTAGCGGGCGGTGATTCTATGTTGATATTTCTAACTGCCGTGATACTGGGCGCAGTCCCATCGGCTCCTGCTTCTGCCGCCAGTGCATCGATGCTAACATTCCTGTCCGTCTCAATGCCGGGTGTTACCGCGCTTGCTTCTGCACTTGCTGTCGGCACATTAATTTCAGCGGGTGTCCTGCTAATAACTTCTGGTATAACCCCATCCGCTGTCGCTTCTACTGTAGGTGCGACTATACCCGCACTTCTTGTTACCTCTATGGCCGGTGCAATGGCTTCAGTGTCCGCACTTGCTACCGGTGCAGATATTACAGCCGTGTCAACAGTTTCCGCCACTACTACCGGGGCGATTCCTTCCGCCGTAGCTGTGGCAGTCGGTGTTTCAATGTTTGTGCTGGTAGCCGTCTTAACTTCCGGGGCCACCGCTTCCGCGGTTACCTCTGCCACCGGGATGATAACATCAGCACTAACCGTTGCCCGGACTGCGGGGGTAATCCCCCCTGCTGTTACTTCAGCCGTTGGCGCGTCTATACCAACATTCTTCTGTGCCGTGATAGTCGGCGCAACCGCCTCGGATTCGGCTTCGGCGGGGGTAACAGTGACATTCACCTCGCCGATAACCTGGGCGGTAATCGCCGGGATAACACCTGCCGTCTGTGCTTCAGCGGTCGGTGCTTCTACCGCTATGTTTTTTGTTGCCCTTATGCTCGGAGCCATTGCCGCCGCGTCTGCATCAGCAGTGGTTACGGTAATCCTTGCTGATTCTGTCGCCGCCACACTCGGAGCGACACCACCTGCTGTTACTGTAGCAACCGGACTTAATATATCAACCGTCTTAGTCGTGTTGATTACAGGAACGATGCCCTCTGCGTTCGCAGTGGCCGCCAGTGCATCGATATCAACAGTAATGGTCGTGCTTACTCCCGGTGTTGTGCCTGCCGCTGTAGCTGTCGCCGTCGGTGCGGTTATATTTACCGTCTCGGTTGTGCTTATTTCCGGTGCTATAGCTTCTGTATCTACAGTAGCAGTCGGAACACCAATCTTAATAGTAATAACTGCACTTACCGTTGGGATAATTGCCTCTGCGGTAGCTATCGCCGTGGGTGCTTCTACTGAAACATCCACCCTTACATCAGTGCTTACGCTCGGTGCAACCCCTTCAGCGGTTACTTCGGCTGTTGG